AGATGGTAAAGATGGTAAAGATGGATAAAGCGGATCAACGGTTGTGTTTGGATGTAAGGGTAGGCCAATAGGGCTATTAGGCAGAATGATGGTGTGTGATGAAACCGTAACATATGAAATTTTAGATATAGAATCCGGAAAACAAATAGATACTTTAAGAATACCTAGAATTTTAAAATAAACAAATAAAAATAATGATAACATACGATTGGAATTGCAAAACGGTAGATGTATACCCTCAGGAAGAGGGTGAGACAAATGTAGTGTATAATGTACACTGGAGAGTAACAGGGGTCAAAGAAGATTATTCAGCAACTAATATTGGAACTCAAATAGTAACTTTAAATCCTGAAACTGAGTTTATACCTTTTGACGAATTAACAAACGAAGTTGTTGCGGGCTGGACAAAAGAAGCTATGAGTGAAGAGCAAGTTGAAGCTATTGAAGGCAGTATTGCTTCACAAATTGATGAACTAGAAAACCCGGCTTCAGTAACTATGACGATAGAGGATTAAAGTAACGCGTAAATACGTAATACTTAACTATATGTTAAACACTTAAATTAAATAAAATGGCAAAAACAAAAAAAATTAAAAAAGAAGAATTAGAAGAATTAAAAACATTAATTAATAATTTTAATAAATTACAATTAGAATTAGGAAGACTAGATATTGAAAAGCACCAAATATTGCATAGGGTTTCAGAATCTCAAGTGGGCTTACAAAAATTCCAAGACGAACTGAAAGAAGCTTATGGAGATGTTAGTGTTGATATAAATACTGGAGAAATAAAAGAAAATGTTAATAAGGAAGATTAGCATTGGATCAAATTATAAGAATGACGCCATGCATTATTCTGTCGGTCAGGAGGTGTATGGTGGTCATACTATATATAATATAATAGAAGAAGACGAAAAGTACTCTATATATATTAAAAAGAAAGACGAAGTGCTGCCGTGGAAAGATTTTAATAAGAATATGGCGATATCTGTAGAATATAATTTAGACTATTAATGAATTCATTATTAGATTTTATAGTAACTCCTAAAGGTAAAAGCACTACTTCAATAAAGAACGTAGGTAATAAAAATATTATTTTAAATACCGAGCTTCAAAATCACAATTACGTCAATAGAATAGGTATTGTAATTTCTGAACCGCTTATAAATAATACCAACATTAAAAAAGGCGACGAAGTAATACTGCATCACAATGTTTTTAGAAGATTCTACGACATTAGGGGTAAAGAAAAAAACAGCAGGAGCTACCTTGAGGAAAATAAATATCTTGTTAACGAGAATCAAATTTTTGCAGTCAAAAAAAAAGAATGGGAGTGCTTAAAAGGTTTTTGTTTTATAAAGCCTTTAAAAGAAGACAAAATGTTTTCTATAGATTTTGAAAAACCCGGAATTGGTATTGTAAAGTACACTGATGGGTCCATCGAACAAGGCGCTTTGATAGGTTATAAGCTGGGTTTTGAATACGATTTTTATATAAACAAAGAAAAATTATATAGAGTTCCTGCAAATCAAATTACAATTAAATATGAATATCAAGGAAACGAAGAGGAATATAATCCAAGCTGGGCATAAAGCAGTTGAGGAATTAATTAAAGTAGCCAAGGAGGCTATTGTGGATTCTGATGATGATATTTCCGCTGATAGATTAAAAAATGCGGCAGCCACTAAAAAATTAGCAATATTCGATGCGTTTGAAATATTAAATCGTATTGACGAGGAGGAGCGAATAATTGATAACAAACCTAAAGAAGATGATAAGCCTAAGTCGTTTAAGGGGTTTGCTGAAAAAAGATCTAAGTAATGTACGAACAGGCTTTATTAAAGATTATAACTCCTATTAAATTAAACACTATATCTAGGCTAAATAAAAGTAAAAAATGGCAGTATGGGTATAGCAAAGAGCATGATGTCGTCGTTATTAGTAAAACCGGCCAAATAGGAGAAGTTTACGAAATACAAGGGTTAAAAATAGCTTTACCAAAAGCTCCGGCTAAATTAGATAAAACTTACGATAAATGGACGCCAGAGGAATACACTAGAGAGCTAAAAAATATATCTAGTGTATTTGATTGGCGCGATTATCCAGACGATTTTAAAGAAAAATGGGAACCATATATAGATGAACAATTTAAAAAAAGAGACGAAGGCCATTGGTTCAATAATAAGAGCATGGCTACTTACATTACTGGCGCTCACTTTATGTACTTGCAGTGGAGCAAGATTGACGTTGGGAAGCCAGACTTTAGGGAAGCAAACAGACTATTCTTCATATTCTGGGAGGCTTGTAAAGCCGACGCACGATCTTACGGAATGTGTTACCTTAAAAACCGCCGTTCAGGATTTTCATTTATGTCTTCAGCAGAGACCGTTAATTTGGCGACAATTACGTCAGATGCACGGTACGGTATCTTGTCTAAGTCTGGAGCGGATGCTAAGAAAATGTTCACAGACAAGGTTGTACCAATATCCGTCAACTACCCGTTCTTTTTCAAACCCATCCAGGACGGTATGGACAGGCCAAAGACCGAGCTTGCCTATAGGATTCCAGCCAGTAGACTCACTAGGAAGTCTATACAAAATAAGAAAGATAAAGAATTACTCGAGGGGCTTGATACCACGATCGACTGGAAGAACACAGGCGACAACTCCTACGATGGGGAAAAACTTAAACTTCTCGTCCACGATGAATCGGGGAAGTGGGAAAGGCCAGACAACATCCTTAATAACTGGAGGGTTACAAAAACGACACTAAGATTAGGAGCCAGGATTATTGGCAAATGTATGATGGGCTCAACGTCGAACGCATTAGACAAGGGAGGAGAGAACTTTAAAAAATTATATAATGATTCTGATGTTACCAAACGAAATAGAAACGGACAAACTAAGTCAGGATTATATTCTTTGTTCATACCTATGGAATGGAATTACGAAGGATTCATTGATTCTTTTGGGATGCCTGTATTCGAAACCCCACTTAAGCATTGTGAGGGACCATATGGAGACGTTATAGACGTCGGGGTTATAGAACATTGGGATAATGAGGTTGAGGGATTAAAAGGCGATCAGGATGCTCTAAATGAGTTCTATAGGCAATTTCCACGAACAGAGGAGCATGCGTTCCGGGATGAGACTAAAAACAGTATATTTAATTTAGTAAAAATATACGAACAAATAGACTATAACGAAGACTTAAAGAATAGTAGCGTTGTTACCACTGGGAGTTTTTCTTGGGAAAACGGTATTAAAGATACTAAAGTAAGATTTACGCCTAATCCCCAGGGAAGGTTTAAAGTTAGCTGGGTTCCAGACCGTGGCCTGCAAAATAGGCAGGTAATAAAAAACGGTGTTAAATATCCGGGTAATGATCACATAGGGGCATTTGGCTGTGATAGCTATGACATATCAGGAACAGTAGGAGGCAGTGGGTCGAAAGGTGCTTTGCACGGATTAACTAAATTTTCAATGGAAAATGCACCTCCTAATCATTTTTTTTTAGAATATATAGCACGGCCACAAACAGCTGAAATGTTTTTTGAAGATGTACTTATGGCTTTAGTATTTTATGGAATGCCGTTATTGGCTGAAAATAATAAACCTAGATTGCTGTATTATTTAAAAAGAAGAGGATACAGGGGCTATTCAATGAACAGACCAGATAAGCTATGGAATAAACTTTCCGTAGCAGAAAAGGAAATAGGCGGGATACCGAACTCAAGCGAGGATATAAAGCAAGCACACGCAGCAGCTATCGAAAGCTATATAGATAAACACGTAGGTTTGCTGGATGATAATAGTTACGGCACCTTGTATTTTAGTTCAACATTAAATGATTGGTCTAAGTTTGATATAAACAAAAGAACAAAATTTGATGCCGCAATAAGTAGCGGGCTGGCTATAATGGCATGTAATAAAAACCTTTATAGACCAATACCTTCAACACAAAAACAAAAACTAAATTTAAATATTGCTAAATATAATAATGGCAGTAATATTTCAAAAATAATAAAATAAGTATGGCTGAATCAGTTGTAAAAAGTTCTTTCCCTAGTCAAGTTGCTAGTGACGCTGAAAAAATTTCTTCGGAATACGGCTTAAAAGTTGGACGAGCAATTCAAGACGAGTGGTTCAAAACAGATTCTGGAGCTAATTCAAATAGATTTGTTAGTAACCAACACACTTTTCATAAATTACGATTATACGCAAGGGGCGAACAGCCTATACAAAAATACAAAGATGAGTTGTCAATAAACGGTGATTTATCTTATTTGAATTTAGATTGGAAGCCTGTGCCTATTATTCCTAAGTTTGTAGATATCGTAGTAAACGGTATGGCGGAAAGGAACTTTGATATAAAAGCATATTCTCAAGATCCGTATGGGGTGAGCAAAAGAACACAATATATGGAAGATGTTCTTAGAGATATGCACGCTAAGGACCTATCAGATTTTGTGCAAAATGAATTTGGTATATCTATATTTAAAACAAATGTAGAGGATTTACCTGAAACAAAAGAAGAATTAGAAATACACATGCAGCTGACCTACAAGCAAGCTGTAGAAATAGCTGAAGAGCAGGCAATAAACACTTTGCTAGAGGGTAATTCTTATGATCTTACGCAAAGAAGAACTTATTATGATTTAACTACGATAGGTATTGGAGCTGTAAAAAACAGATTTACATTATCAGAAGGTGTGGTGGTTGATTATGTAGACCCGGCTAATTTAGTTTACTCATATACTGAATCGCCATATTTTGAAGATATATACTATGTTGGTGAAGTAAAAGACATTACAATAAATGATATTAAAAAGCAATTCCCAAGTTTAACAAATGATGATTTAGAAAAAATATCTAAAACGTCTTACCAAAGCAATAGTTTTTATAACAGACCATTAAACAACTCTGCGTCTCCAGACGTTAATACAGTGCAGGTACTGTATTTTAATTTTAAAACCTACATGAACGAGGTTTACAAGATTAAGGAAACCGCTACAGGGGCTAGTAAAATAGTTTTAAGGGATGATCAATTTGATCCACCTGTAGAGATGTTAGAAGAACAATTTGGTAAGCTTTCAAGGTCTTTAGAGGTTTTATACGAAGGAGTATTAATACTAGGTACAGACTATTTGTTAAAATGGGAAATGGCTAAAAATATGATGAGGCCAAAAAGCGACTATACCAAAGTATTAATGAACTACAGTATTGTTGCCCCGAGAATGTACAAAGGCAAAATTGAGTCTTTAGTGAGTCGTATAACAGGCTTTGCTGATATGATACAACTTACGCATTTAAAGTTGCAGCAGGTATTATCTCGTATGGTACCAGATGGTGTTTATCTTGACGCTGACGGCTTAGCCGAAGTCGACCTAGGTAACGGAACAAATTACAATCCTCAAGAAGCATTAAATATGTTTTTCCAAACAGGTTCTGTAATTGGTAGGTCGTTTACTCAAGAAGGTGATATGAACCCGGGCAAAGTGCCTATTCAAGAAATAACAAGCGGTTCTGGGGGTAATAAAATGGCGGCCTTAATTAATACGTATAATTATTATCTACAAATGATTCGAGACACAACGGGTCTAAACGAAGCTAGAGACGGTAGTACGCCTGATT